TTAGAAACTAATGTCGAACTTCTCAAATCGACCCTGTATTAAACCTACTGCAAAGTCCAAACTAAAAACAAAATACACATCATCGAATACGATTCCGTTGTCATCTAAATATGTAATCTCCATTACCCTTTCAGTTTCATTATCCCTTACATAATCACCGACTGACAATACCAAATTCAGCTTTTCTGTTCTTGTACCTTCCATTTCAATTCCTCCCTTTTTTTTCATCTTATTAAAGAATAACACATGTTTTTTATAACATCAAATGTTATTTTTTCCCTTTTAACTTTTTTAGAGTCAGCTTGTTTTTCATGAGTCCGCCCTTTTCTTTTATTTCAAACTCTACCTTTTCGTAGTACTCCAAATCATGAATCGGAACATTTTTGGGTATCCACCAAGAATCAAAATACTTGAAATAAAGCGGACGGCAGAATAACCGCCAATTTGTTGGAAACTTAAATTTGTACTTGTCTACAATCTGACCTGTAGCTTCATCAATGCCAACATACTTCTTAATCGGTCTTATAAGCGTGAACCAAGGCAACCTGGACATAATATAAATCTCCGTGTATAACCTTCTGAGTGTAATATCTATATCATCGTAGGATTGACTAAGAACTATAGTACTTGAATTATAATGCCGAATTAATTTGAACCATTGTATTTCTCTTTCAGTAAGATTTTGTTTTCTGTTGTTGTAGATTATTGACGCTTCATCAATGAGCAATAACGTATCTTTTAATGCACCTTCTTTTATTAGACCCCTGAGGTCTTCAATAAAGACGACCCCATGTATCCTTGCGTTTGATACTATACATTTATACTTACTTTTTCCTTTTTCCATTTTTTTCTGTTCTTTTATTGCTATCTTAGAGAGGAATGTTGTTTTTCCTGTACCTATGTTTGCAAAATATAAAACTACTCCATTATTAGCCATTTAAAAGACCCCCATTTCTAAAATCATCTTGTCCAATACAAAATCATAAATCAATAAATGCAATGTAGTCAATATAATAAATGCATAAACAATCACCCTAAAAAACCATTCATTATTATTCATTTCTCCTCCTAATAACCGTCCCGGGGAATTCTCCCCCGGGACGCTAAGTATTTACATAAACTTTTTGACGAGAGCGACACCCGAACCAAGCAGTCCGATTCCAACACCGATTAGCAAAAGCGGTTGAGCAACTATTGCTGTGACTACTGACCCAAGAGTTGTTATCACTTGCGTAACTACCAAACCCAAATCTGTTAATATTGCTGCCATTTCTTTCCCCCCTTTCATTCTATAGTATGATTACATAAACTTTTTGACTAATGCGACACCCGAACCAAGTAGTCCGATTCCAACACCGATTAGCAAAAGCGGTTGAGCGACAACAGCTGTAACTACTTCTCCAAGTATCCCTACCACCGAAGTTACAACCGAACCCAACATTGCCAATATTTCCGCCATTGTTGCAGGCATTTTTTCACCCCCTTCCATTACTCCCTATCAAGACCCTATTCCCGCTCGCTGAAAAGAGTGAGCGGGAAGGGCTTGCTATTCCTTGAAGCTAAAGAACACGAATTCATATACCGAACGTAGTAGTATTAAAACCACCGCAAGAGCAAACAAGAACATGAAAGGAGAGTCAGGTATTATTGTCATTATTTCTTCGATAAAGTCAATTACACAATCAACCGCAGTCAACATTAAGACCTACCCCCAAACTTAAAAGACTTCTGAAAATTTGAAACTAATTTAAATATGCCAACTGAAAACAATACTACCAAAATGAAACCGCAAATGTATTCCAAATCATACTCAATTACCTGACTAACTGCTACACCTACTCCGTTCACAGTGTCAACAACTTCTGAATATTCATGAACTGTATTCGTTGGACTTCCCAACAATGTTTGTAATGTACTAATCATTTTGCTTCACTCTCCTAAACAATAATTTGATAAAATGACACGAGATATAGATGAATAAAATATACTGCCACAAAGTAAAACTAATAGTGTCTGACACAGGAATACTTATTGATAATATCCCCCATACTCCGTTAATTATTATGCCGATACCTTCAACCACCTAATCACCCCCGAAACAGTTTGAAGATAGAAAAGATTACTGTTGCCATAACCAACATTGACATTGCCCCAACTATCTCAGAAGGCAGGTAACCGAACAACTGAGCAAAGAACGAACTGATAGAAGTTATCCAAGTTGAAGCATTGGTAAACCAATTCAGAATATAGTTAAGTCCATTTCCGATAAAAGCTAATGGCAAAGTCAACCAATACATCAGAGTGTCAAAACCGTATCGAATAGAACCAACCATGTCATCAGAATATGTTGTTGAATCGGGAGGGGTAGTATCAAATATTTCTTCTGCGTTTTCATCTCCCCAAGAACCACCACCACCGCCACCAACAGCGACATTACTTTCCCCTGTACTATCGTCTAAACCATCTAAGTCCGTATCCGTGAAAGCTAATATCTGCACAGGGCAAATTTCATTATACATGTACCCATTGTCATTATTGTACAACATGAGCATTGTTCCTTCAGAGCCTGTAAAAGTGTCATTGTATGTAACAGTTGCAACCACATAACCAATCGTATAGTCATTATCGGTACTGTCCAGCATTACATTTGATGTATCAATTGAGAAGCTTTTGACATTACTGCTTTCACTAAGCAAATTCTGTGACATATCCGTCAGTTCTATTTCATAATCTGCCCCGGTTTCAACCCGATATGAATAAATGTAATTAACGGTCTTTAATATAGACATTGAGCCTTTCATTGGACTGTGGACTTTTACATATTCTTCCCATTCATCAACGGTATTGTAAAACAATGATGTATCAAAATTATGCGTTTGCAGATAATCAACAGGGTCATAATCAGTATTAAAAGGTATCGTTTGCCAAGTTGGAACGGTCGAGTATATCGGCAACCTATTACCCCATTGCATGCTTGCATTATTATAATATGCCCCGCTACCGTAAACTGAACTTGTGAAATCAGACCAAACCCCGCTACCTTGATAAGTTGACGCTTTAATAAAGTTTGAATTGTGTCCATCGTCTACTCTAAAAGTTGGGTATTGTTGCCCTGTGTTGATTACTTCATCAAATAGTATAATCATAAATACACCGTCTGATACCTTCTCCGATATAATCCAATGCTCGAATTGAGTTACTGAGTTGTCATAGTCTGCAATTTTTTCCAACGCTGATTCTTCTGCTTCTGTATCCCATGTTGTAGAGGGCGGTGGCACTAACCCAAAAGCGGTTACTGATAGACCAAATACCATTATGATTGCTAACATAACTGACAATAATTTTTTTTTCATCTGTACACCCCTTCAATCCACAGGCGTGAGCAAAAAACGCTCACGACCTGTGAATTTTTTTATATGATTGTTTCCTCAATTTGAACCTTCTGACCCACAGGTACATACTTTTCTACGAACTTCTTTTCTTCTGCGATAAACCCCGAATCATCTAACTGTACTATCTTTTGCAATATGCAATACGGCTTGCCTGAATTCTTTCCTTTTTTTCCTGATGCCACTACAATCCATTCATTTTTCATGTTTTTTTCTCCCTTTTATAGTTTGTTGTTTTTGTAAGAGTTAAGGTAATAT